AATATACCTTAGAATTACACTATTTCTATTATCCGGAATCCATTGTGGATGCGGGTACTTCGTGGCTTGGTGACAATTTTGATTCTACTCTTCTATATGGTTCTCTCTTAGAAGCGTATACGTACATGAAGGGCGAAGCGGACGTTTTAACTGAATATAAGCAGAGATACGGCGAAGCTATGGCGCTACTCAAGCAACTTGGCGATGCTAAAGATCGTCAGGATGCTTATAGGTCCGGGCAAGTGCGGTATCCGGTTACTTAGGAGGATTTATGTTAGAAGCTATGGCTGGGACGGTAGGAACTCCCGTAGTTATAACTGTGGACTATCGGGGGCTTACCCCCGAAGAGATTGTGGACTTAGCTATGGACAAAATCCTTAGTATATCGGTAACTGCGTCAAAAGAGATCCGCGAACAAGCGTTAACTTATCGCGCGTTGATTAGAGATGTTGTGTTGGACCATATGAAACAAGCGGTACTACACGATAGAGTAACTATCGCTAACGCATTAACTAGGGCGGGTGCGCCTGATTTAGCGGCTATTGTAGAGGAGATTTGATCATGGCTTTTACTGGAAACGCAATGTGCGCTAGCTTTAAGCAGGAGTTAATGCAGTGTTATCATTTATTTTCTACTTCCGCTAATCCGGCGCGTACTGCTAACACTACTCCGGATACGTTTAAGTTGGCGTTGTATGACAATACCGCTACGCTGACTAAAACTACCACTGCGTATACCTCGTCTGGCGAATTAGCTTCGGGTAGCGGGTACACCACGGGCGGTAATACGCTGACGATCTCTACTGCCCCTACTACGGACACCACGGGTTCCGTTAACGCCGCGTACATTAGTTTTTCTTCGACTTCGTGGACTTCCGCATCGTTCACCTCGTATGGCGCGCTGATTTACAATTCCTCGCAATCTAATCGCGCGGTAGCCGTTCTCGATTTTGGTGGAGCAAAGACGGTGACGAGTGGCACGTTTACTATTACGTTCCCAACTTACGCATCTGGTGCCACCGCTGCGATTATTCAGTTGCAGTAAACTATTATGGCGCTTGTTGTAAAAGATCGCGTACAGGAAACTACTACCACTACTGGTACTGGGACTATAACCCTTGCTGGCGCAGTAAGTGGATTTCAGTCTTTTTCTGTAATTGGTAACGGCAATACTACGTATTATTGTGTTACGAGTGGATATTTGTGGGAAGTAGGTATCGGTACGTATACGCTATCGGGCACTACGTTGGCGCGCACTACCATTTTAGCTTCTTCCTCTGGAGGTAGCGCGATCACGCTCTCAGGAACGTCCAATGTTTTTTGTGTTTATCCTGCGAGTAAATCTGTATACACAGACTCAAGTAATAATGTTTCTGGGTACACCATTAGCGGTGGCACTATAGATAACACGCCAATAGGCAGCACTACCGCCACTACAGGAAAATTTACTACTCTTAACTCTGGCCCTGAATACGCGGGTTATAAGTTCTCTGTTGATTCTGAATCATCGCTTAATACTGCGTGGTTTACGAGTTCTGACGCGGGCTCAACAGGATTAAATATTTCGTTTATGAAAGATAGCGCGTCACCGGCAGCAAACGATATCATAGCTCAATTACGGTTCTTTGGTAAAGATAGTGGCGGCAGCCAGCGAGAATACGTTCGAATATCAGGAGAAGCAGATAACGTAACATCGGGCTCTCTGGCTGGCGTTTTCCATGTGTTTACGATATCGACGGCCGGGACTGTCACAGAACGTCTTCGGTGGTCAGATCCTGACGGACTCTACAATATTTCTGGTAATTTTCGTTCTCCGACTACGTATACCAACACGACTTCTACCGCCGCAAACATGGTGATGGCTAACTCCACTGCCATCCTCCAGCGTAGTACGTCATCCATACGGTATAAAAATAGCGTAGAAGATGCGCCTTATGGATTAAACGAAGTGATGCAACTTCGTTCGGTTACCTTTAAAGGAAACAATGACGGCGATAAAATATTCGGTGGTTTTATTGCGGAAGAAATACATGATTTAGGATTAACTCACTTTGTACAGTACGACGAACAAAATCGTCCTGATGCTCTTGCGTATGGTAACATGGTTTCGTTATTGACAAAAGCCATACAAGAACAACAAGCTGTAATTGAAGATTTAAAAACTCGCTTAGTCGCGGTTGAAAATAAATAATGTTTTCTGTTGCGCCGATCTCTGGAGTATCGTTTTCCGCAATAAGCGAATCTTTAGCTGTTGAGGTAACCGGCGTAACTACGACAGGTACTATAGGTACCGTTACTGTTCTTCCTGTCACAGAAGTAAGCCTTACCGGCGTAACTACGACAGGTACTATAGGTACCGTTACTGTTCTTTCTGTCACGGAAGTAAGCCTTACCGGAGTAACTACGACCGGTACTATAGGTACCGTTACTGTTCTTCCTGTCACGGAAGTAAGCCTTACCGGGGTAACTACGACCGGTACTATAGGCACAGTTTTAGTATCTGGGACGGTAGATGTTTCAGTTACGGGCGTCACGACGACGGTAGTGCTGGGCACGCCTACTGTACTACCAAATACTATAGCTGATGTAACGGGGGTAACTACTACTGGAGTTGTTGGTACTGTTATCGCTGAACAAACAACGATAGTAAGTCTTACTGGCATCACTACCGATGTAATTGTCGGAACACCTACCGCCCTACCAAATACTATAGCTAACGTAACCGGCGTAGTTACTACGGGGGTAATAGGAGATTCTTCATACCATTCGGATGTAGATTTAGCGGCTACCGGGGTAACAACTCTTGGAGTACTCGGCACAGTCTCTGTAGTAGGTACAGCAAATGTTTACCCGAATGGGGTGGATACTACTGGGATTATCGGAGATATATCGTTTACAACAGATGTAGATTTGGTAGTAACGGGGGTTACTACGATATGCGTGGTCGGTACCGTGCTCGTTTGGGGGCGTATTGTTCCAGATCAGAATCCGAATTGGGTAGCGGTCAACGACGCGCAAAGTAATATTTGGACGCCCGTAAATTCTTCCCAATCTACTATCTGGGCTAAAATAGCGTAAGGATTTAAGATGACTACGTATACTAATCTTGGAATCAAGCAGATCGATACTGGTGCCGAAGCAGGTACGTGGGGTACGTCTACTAATACTAACTTTGGATATTTCGATACTTCGATTGTTGGATATTCGAGTATTACGCTTAGTACTCCCGGTACTACTAGCACGCCCAATACTCTAAATGTAGCGGATTACGCAACTTCAAACGGCCGGAATCGCTTAATAAATTACACCGATGCAGGCACTACACTCGCCGCAACTTGTTATGTGCAGATTACTAAAAATGGATCTGCATCTTCGCCGTATTTCGAAGGTTATTATTTTATCCGCAATAGTCTTACCGATTCTAATCTTGTAGTTTTTCAAGGTACGTATAGCGCAGGTAACGCAGTTACTATTATCAACGGACTTGACGTTATTATTCGCTGTAGCGGGGGAGTTGTTACTGTTGTTTATAGTAAACCACAATTAACCAACGTCGCTATTGGAAGACCAACAGGTTCCACCAATGCAACTACCATGCAGCAGACGTACTGTGTAAGTACAGGCGGTAGTGCCCCCACTTCCGGATTTTTATATTCACACGGTAGTAATCGCGCTTCGTGGGTTTGTAACGGGTATCGCAATAATGAGTCCCCTACTAATCAGTGGACTTCGTTAGCTCTCGGAGGTAGTAGTGGCGCGGCAATGATCGAGATGGACCCTACGGGGTACATGACGTTTTCTACTAACTCGTCCAAACCCACTGGAGATCCGTTTTCGGTTACGGAACGGATGCGTATTACTAACACTGGTAACGTAGGTATTGGCGATACTAGTCCAACTTATCGATTGAGCATAGATGCGGGAGCTAATAACGGAATCTATTGTACTACATCAGCTTTAATTGCTTCATATTTGGTATCCACTGATGCTAGCGTAAATGCCCTTAATGCGACTTATTATAAAGACAGCGGTAGCCCCGCAGATGGAGACGATTTAGTATTTTTAAGGTTTTATGGTAATAATTCCGCCGCCACCTCGAAGGAATATTGTCGTATTACTGCAGAAGCTTTAGATGTCTCTGATGGAGCTGAAAACGGAAAAGTTATGATTGCCGTACAAAATAACGGCACATTCACTACGGCTTTTAGCCTTAGTTTTACTTCTGGATTGGTTCTTAATGATGATATTAAAGTAACTGCTGAATATATTTATAATAATACTACTGCTAGTGCAGCTAATGTAAATGTAGATTCTTCTGGTGTTTTGAAGAAATCTACTTCTTCTCTCCGATACAAAACCGATATTACTCCGGCTACGCACGGACTTAATGAAGTTTTGGCTTTAAACCCAGTTACGTTCAAAGGAATTAACGATGGCGATACTGTATTCGGCGGCCTCATCGCAGAGGAAGTAGCTGCGATAGGATTATCCGAATTTGTTCTTTACGATCCAGAAGGTCGCCCTGACGCTTTAGCTTATTCGAATATGGTTTCTCTTTTAATAAAAGCCATACAAGAGCAGCAAAGTGTTATCGAAGAACTCAAAAACAGGGTTATTAATTTAGAGACGGTTTAATGAATTTGCAAACAATAATTAATATCATCCTTAGCACCTTCATGCTAGGTGTTGGTTGGTTTGCTAGAGAACTTTGGGAGGCCATTAAAAACCTCAAGGACGATATATCAAAATTACGTGAAGATTTACCTAAAACATATGTAGTCAAAGAAGATTGGCGATCGGATATGCGAGAAATAAAAGATATTTTAGGTAAGATTTTCGATAGATTGGATGGCAAAGTCGATAAATGAATTTTTCAGAAGCATTTAAATTATTACTTGGGCACGAGGGCGGGTATACAAACGATCCTAGAGACCCTGGTAATTGGACTGGAGGCAAAGTTAATTCCGGGGAATTATTAGGTACCAA